TCAAACCCGAGTTCTTCGGCGTTATCCCAATCCTCGACCGTCTCATCCGGATCGTACGGATTCGTTTTCTGACCTGCACGCTGCCGCGTAAATGTGGAAACGTGCGAGAATCCGAAACCGTCACCCACCAGGAAATCATCGACTGTAGCCATTACGGCCCCCAATTCAGCCGATATGGGGCGAGCATTTCCTTCTCGATCGACAGCAGCGGCACCGATAACGGCGCCCCGCCAGCACTCTGATATGAAACGCTCGCACCATTGACTGACTGTGACGCGATCACGCCAGGCTGTGTGCGGGCACGCTTCCCAACCGCGAGAATCAACGCCGCGACCTCAGGCACGTCGTCCACGTCCCAACCGTGAGTTAGATCGACCTGCACTGCGCCCGGACGGTCCGGCCACACCCCAGACCGGAGCACGACGGTACCGGCCTCCGACCAATCGAACTCGGTCACACCCTCACCGTCCACCGAGATTGACGCAATCGCAGTCACATGCTTAGACGGCAGATACAAAACCTGCCCACCATATGCGTCCACTCTCACCGTCTCAGTGACAGATGGGGCGACATGCCAGCCGCAATAGCGCCGCACAGCCGACTGAGCCGCACGAATCCACCACTGCGAATCAAGCGTGGTAGTCGCCGAAACAATATCGTCAGCAGGCATGTCGCCCCCTCCTACTTGGTTGCAGGTTTCCGCCCTTTATTCGCAGGAGTAGCCGCTTTGACGGGCACAGCGCCTTCGGGCGCTTCCTTCTCATCGAAAAGGAACGTGTAACCGTTCAATTCGTACTCTTTGAGCGCCACGGTTACGCCCCCGCCCCGAGAGTGACCTTCACAAGCGCCGCCGGGTACTTTACCTGTAATCCAACACGCTCGCGCAAGCGGAACGTAATCAGGTCATTCGTGAAGTCGTCATCGTGTGAGTTTGTGGACTCCACGACCACGCCGCCTTTGCGGAACACCTTACCCGCGGCCTTGAACGCGCCAACCAGCACTGTACCGGCAGTGATGCTCGAAGTGACCACCGTCTTGAGTCCCCAAAGTGGCGGCTGCTCTGTGATGCCCCCTTGACCATACTGACCCGAGAAGAAACCGCCACCGAAATATTGGCCATTGCTATCCTTTGATAGGCGGATTGCCATGTAATCGGTCGGGTTTATCACGATGCCGTCAGCCGCAAAGCCGGTAACGGTCTGCACGTTCGACATTGCCTTGAAAATCAGGTCAGGGTCGGATACGGACTCTCCCGAAGCGTTCGCCACCGTTTGGACACCAGACCGGTTCAACAAACCGGTCAGCGTGTTTGAAGTCCCCGCACCAGACAGGATCGACAACTCTTCACGTAACTGCAAGTCATACAGTGCGGTCGAGTTGATCTCCGAAATTACATATGGCAAATCTTCCGCCATATCGTCAGTCACCTTGAAGAATCCCGCGATCTCGGTAAGAGCATCAGTTTGCCACGTCGGGTTAGCTACATGGATCTGCGGCTTCGCACCACCCTCAGCAACAAATGCAGTTGAACCTTCCAGTGCGCCAAACACTGGATATGTGATCGCGTTACCGCTGATTGAACCGGACCCGAGCAGATCGGCAACCAGCAAAGGCCGACGATAAGGGAGGACAAACTGCTGGTCAACATCCGTGATCAGCGGACCATACGGACCCGTCAAATCGCGAGGTGTACCCGTAGATTGGGTGTCAGTTGATGCTTTCACCGAGAATCCACGTTTCGCGGCTTCTTTTACTGACATGCCGGATGCCTTCAGCCCGTTGACGAAGGATTCTCCCAAACTGCGACCCTTCGGAGCAGCCCCGCCATCGTTACCCGTCGACTGCTCCGGCGTGCTCAACGCGCCGAGCTTCGCCAGAATTCCTGCGGCTTCATCGGACTTAGAAATTTGGGTATCCAGCGCCTCAACCTCAGCCAAGAGGGACTTCACTTCCGAAACTTCTTCGTCAGTGAGGGATTCTCCCCCCTTGATCCTCTTCTGATATTCCTGGGCTTTAGCCAGAGCCGCCGCCCGCTTTTCACGTAAATTCATCGTGACTCCTTCTTTGCCCGCCAACGCGGCGAGCATTAGTTTTTCAGTGGACGACAGAGTTTCCACGGACGGATTGACGCTAGGCTCCTCCGACTTGGCCCCGTCGGGCTCCTCGTCGTTGGCCAAAGCTTGACCGCTGGCTTTTCCACTGTCATTACCCTCGACTTGTGCGAGGACGTGCTTCACCGTTTCCGCAGCAGCAGCAAGCTGCTCCGCCACGTCGCGGAGAGATTGTTCATTCTTGGCAGACAACGTCCGTCCAGCCTTCACTTCAGCAGCAAGCGCATCCACAGCAGACTTCACCGCGACCACAGACGTGTCTTGATTCGCGCCCACGGGGACGAAACTTGCCTCGTAAACCTTGAGCTTACGCAGCTCATTCGCCTTCGTACCATCATCAAGTTCCACTGTGCCTTCGTCGAGCACATCGAACGCGAACGATAGCTGCGAGATTCTCTTGCCTTTCACGAGGCGATACACCTGTTGTGCTTTCGGAGAGTCCATATCGAACTCGCCTTTCACCCACCAGCCATGATCATCGGTGCCCATATCGAGCGCACTCCCGACAAAAAAATCGGGGTCATCAAGCCGATGCCCATACAGAACCGGCAGAGTGTTCCCTGAGGCCTTCCATTCGGCGATAGTCTCATCGAACGCCCCCGGCGCAACCACATCACCGTATGCGTCAGGCGTGCGCGTAAAAGTCGATGGGTAGACAAGGAACTGTCCGTCCTCAAGATCGTTTTCTGGTCCCGCTTTCACCTCAACCGGCACATTCTTTACCCTCATGGGGCCTCCTTCACAATTTCTGACGCACGCGACGCCGCCAATCCCGCATTGAACTGGTCAATCCCGGCAGCTACAAGATCGGCCTGCAGCTCCCTTTCGAACCGGGCCTCATCGATCTCAACGCCGGCACCCTTTGCTGATTCGGCAGCGCGCCCTCGACGGTCAAGCCACGCTTTCACGGCGTCTTCGACAGCAGGAAGCGGACTCCCTCCGTCTTGCGGGGATGACTGGCCCCCCTTAATCACATTCAACGGAACAACTAAATCGTCTCCGCCATCGACTGCTGGCAAATTTTGCCTCGCGCGAGCCTCGTTCACGGTCATCCATGGAGCCCCAGCAGATGTGGACAACACAGATGCCTGCTCTTCAAAATCGCCTGCGAGTTTCGCAGCCAAATTGAATTCGACATACGCATTTTCATGTACAGAGATGCGAGGCAACAAAAACGTGTTGAGCCGATCCTCAATCATCCGCAGCAGGGGCCCCAAAGTTTCGCTATATAACATTTTCCGGAATTCGCGAGTATTCGAAAAATTCGCGTTGTCAAGAATGCCCACCATCACTGGATTCACGTGATAGATCGACGCGACTGTCTGTAAAGACAATTTCGTAGCCTCAGACCACTCTTCCTCCCGCGCCGAAAAACCAACGCGGTTGAGAGTCATGCCGTCTTCAAGCAGTGGCGTGGAGCCAGCCTTCACACCATTATCTTGGAATTCTTTCCAATCCCGAATAAACCGTTCACGATCGCCATTGCCCCACTGCGGAGCATCTTTGGGACGCAAAAGCACGGTGCCGATTCTTCCACCACGTTTCCACAACTGGCGTCGGAACCTCCACGAATCGATCTGTTCAGCAAGAACGTCTTTCAACGCCGCAACTGGCGACGTGCCCGACCGCGGATCAGTCGGATTCCATCCATGGAAAACCAGCATGTCGGATGCCGAAATTTCTACCCGTTCGCCAGCGGGCGGCGTCACCATATATGACGCCGGCTCAAATAGCGTTCCGTCATGCGTGGAAGTCACCCATTCGGGAGGAATTGGACGGAGTGCCCAACCAGATACAGAGTTCGCGTCAGGAAGAACAATCCAATATGCCTGGTCATAAAGCGCCAAATCAGATACGAGCGTATACATTAACTCGTATCCCGTCATCGTCCGATTAGGATGCCGTAGCAATAAAATCGCCGGGTCATCCGTAATCCGAGCTCGATCAGTGTCTGATACGCGATCGAACATTTGTAATCCAAGCTGAGCGACGTTACGAGCCAGAAACGAAACCACTGTCTGCAAATGCGGCTGAGTACGATACAACTCCGATGGCGATTGTCCCAACACCTGCAGCGATGAAGCCTCGGTCTGTGAGTACCAAATATTCACAGGGCGCCGGAACACGCGGGCGAACACGTCAAAAATGCTCACCAAACCACCACCCTTCAAAGTATTAACAACCCATGGTCTGCATATGCACTGAACGTCTTGTCGCCGTCGCCGTCTAACGCTTCCAGCCCGTAGAGGGCTACCGTTTCAGAGACGACGCCCGCCACGTCAACGACCGATCGGTACCGATCCCACGCCTCGTTTTCAGCGATCCGTTTTACGATGCCACCCTCGATACCGAGATCAATCAGCGGCTGCTCAGTATGTGCAAGCTCCCCAGACCGTACGCGGTCCCGGAAACGCCCTGTAGCGAGCCCAATATGCCCACCATCGATCTCGTGAACCGTTAAGCCCTTCTCTCGCAGCGGTTGAACAAGCTCCATCGAGGCGGACCCACGCGACTGTAAAGCAACCTCGCTAGAACCAGACTCGGCAGCAAGCTCCGCCAGGCGATCCACCGCCTTAAACATCGACTTGTGTCGCTCACGCAGTTGAACGAACGGCCGCCCATCATCCAGGAAAACCGCCGCCGAAATCCACGTCCAACGCCGGTCAAAACTCACGTCCACACCCCACA